TTAATTCCTTGATTCTAATATAAGCATCCTGTAATTGTCTTTGCAAATCCTGAATATTTCTTTTTAATAAATCTATTTCTTCATACTTCGTCATTTTTCTTTGCCCTATTTAAAAAATCTCTGTTAGGATCTTGACCGTCAATCTTACCGCGGGCATACGCAACAGCAAAAGAAGAATAATTAATTAGATCTTTGAGCGAGTCTTCGACACCTTCAAAGTTAGGCTCATAGTTAGGATCATTTTCCATAGCTTCGAGTACAGACCATAGACGAATAGTCTTTGTGTTAATCAATTCCATGATTGACATAACGCCACGTGGATAATAATCAGCTTGACGAATACGTGAGTTTTCGTTCTGATAGTCGTTAGATTTTCTTGCTTGAATTTCTGCACATTCTTGCAGGACTTTTAGTGATTCTTTCATGCTGCGAACTCCATTAAGTCAATAGACGTAGATTTTAAAAATTTTGCATTACTTGTTAAGAAATCTCTGATTACAGTAAAATCTTTTGAGGTTTTAAGATTCTTACATACGAATATTCCGAAATCCATTGCTTCGCACCGTGTATTAAATCGACATCCACTACCACACCATTGATTATACTTTTTGCCTTTTTTACCAAAATAGTTATCAACGTAAAAACGTAATTGATATTCTCCGGTTTTATTAAGGTGATAAAAATTAAATCCCTGATAGCTGCCATCTTTTGTTTTTTCGAACATAGTTTTTGTTTTCATAATATATCCTTTCTCATTCTATTATAACACATTTAAATGTTTTTGTACACATATTCTAATGCCCTATCTGCTTCTACGTCCATAGGACGATTCTCATACCAGTTACCGGTTCCCATATCAAACTCTCGACATAGATTAGTTATCTCATGTGATGTGATTGGATACTGTCGTTCAACAGCTCTTGCCGCAACCGCAACCATTATCTGATACATTTTATGATACCAACCTGTATTAGATATAATCTGGTATTCGCTAGCTAATTTCTTTGGCCAGAAAGGGCAGTCACGATAACTTGTCCATACTATATTTGTATTATCTAGTTTTGATTTTTTGTGTTCAAGAACTTGTTTTTGTAAAGCTTCAGGGAGTCTGTCGATAAAGTTTTTGCTTGATTTTTGTGCATACTCATATTTTCCCATGAGTTTGGCTGGATCAACATATTCGCCATTATCATTAGAGAAGATGAAGTTATAAGCGTTATCGTAAGTTGCAGGAATATAATACATACGAGATAAGTCTTTAGTCTGTTTGTCTGCCATGTTACCAAGCTCTGAGTTGAGCGCATACCAGAAGTGCTTGATCTTATCTTGCTCAACCGAACTTTTAAGCGGGAAAACCACACGAAACTTTGGAAATTCATGAGTGCTACTAGCGGTACTATAACACACATATGTGTAATTACCAAAGCGCTCATTAAGTTCATCTTCTAGTTTGCCTTTAAAAGCGTGATCATCAACATCAATAGCAGCCCAACCTGCCCAAGCATCCACATTCTTGTTGGCCCTAGTTGTATCAGGAACGTATACAGCTGGTGATATAAGTTGCGCATCTTTCTTTCCCTTCAAAGGTTGTTTAGACAGTTTGTAGAAAAGCTCCGAGAACTGTTGCCAGTCTTCGAAGTCCATTCTACGATGCGTCTTATTATCAAAGACGCTTTTAAATAGTGTTAGGGATATCGCCATGGTTTCCATCATGATCAGGACCTTGCCATCCGGCAGGTTTAATTAAATCAGGCAAACCGAATTTATTTGGTCTACCAACTTTCACACCTGGTGTCTTAGCCATATTAGCTTCATAGACTTTGTCCCATGCTTTATTAGCATCTACTCCCATAACATCAAGAGTGCCGATAGCAAAGACACACATGTCAATCAAACCATCAACAACTTCTTCAGCGTCAGAGTTATTAATAGCAGATAATGTTTCTTGATATTCTTCACCGATCATAAGCATACGAAACATAATATATTTCCGCATGAGATCTTTATCATCTTTATTTTTTTCGAACCATTCTTTGACGCCAAACTTATTATGCATCATATAAATGTCATTAGCCCAATCACTCATTAGTATATTTTCCTCACTTGATAATCAAATTTCTCGGTAGTCTTGATATTAATTTTACGACCATCCATATCTCTACCGCGCAAAGATGTTTGGTCAATCTTATTTAGTTCAGTTAATTCAAAGAAACTTTTAGTTTTCTTGCCATCTTCTGTAAACCATATTGTGACTTCGTACTTGTCATACAAAAGTCTTTTTAGCCAGTTTGTCATACAAAGAATTCCTCCAACGTGTTTGAGTTATCATAATTAATAAACCATCCAGTCGGATCTAAAATCGGTTTAAGCGGATCGCTAAACGTTTTAGAAAACTGTAAGTCATAATCCACATATTTTTCTAAGCCAAATTCTTTTGGCAAGTAATCAGGAAACGCAATCACATTTTCATGAATTGGATTAGGTGTCCTGAGATAACAAAACTTTACCTTCTCGCCATTCTGAATCTTGGCATATTTCTTATGTAAATTATATTTATCGATAAGACCATTATACAACAAACTGCCACGGATGTGAATAGGCGTTCCCTTTTTATATGCGATTTTTTCACCTTTTTTTGTTGCCCACTTAGTTACTTCACGTGCACCACGTGGGAAAGAAATGTTTTCAGGTGGAAGAGACCTAAACTCATTATAGAAGTTGGTAATAAATTGTTGTGTGTCTTTCTCGTTACCGCTTATAATAATCTTAAATGCCTTCTTAAACTTATCGCGTACAACCTCTGGAGTTGAAGACTTAATGGCTTCAATGCCCATGATCTTAAGCTTTGGTTCAGCGTATTGAACTCCTTCAGAATTGTGCACGTTCAAAATGTAACGCTTCTTTGCAGTCCAGATACCACGATCAGCAATGACTTCTCGGCCCATCTCCATACGAGGTTTATATGCATTCATCTTGTCAAACAATTTGGCATACGATTTAGTTAATATCTTTTCAAAATGGTCTGAGCATATCTGATCAAGAAACTTGACTGGATCTTTAGGTTTAAATTGTTCTACCAAAGCGCCCATGTTAATATAGAGAGAATCAGTATCAATCGCAATAACGTAGTCCACGTCTCTAGTTTTGAGAACATTGTTCATCTCCTTGTTAATGGCTCTTTCGGCCCATATGACTGATAACTGGCCTGATAGGGTAATACCTTCGGCCATACGCATATCAAAGTATCTAAAGTATTTATTACCGAGCGCGCCATAGAGAGAATTAAGTAGAATTTTAATAGCCATTTGGCGATTGTTATATCGATTAATCTCTCGCTCGAGTTCAACCGTTTTGTTTTTCTGATACTCTTGCTCGATACTCAGCATTTCTTTTTTAATTTGCGTACGCTCAGCATAATATGCTTCAATAATCTTAGGTAAAATGCCTTGAAAGTCTTTACGATATGTTGAACCATTTGCAGCAACAGAATGTTCAGACGAAACTTTACCGTCTATGTTAAGATAGTGATCGACACCAGATCGCTCTGTCTGACCCACAAGAGTCTCTGGTGACATATTGTATTGTACAATTAGGTTTGGATACAGAGAATTAAGATCGAAAGATACAACCCAATCATGTAAACCAACTTGTGGCTCTTTTACATAACCGCCTGGATACGGATTCTTAATCTTTTCATAGTTAGGTGGTATGGCAATCTTTTTCTTGTTAAGCTCGCGATAGATAATAGAATCCCATATGGCCGTAGTGCCGAATGTATCTTGGAGATTAACACCGCCACGATATGCCATAGTCTGTGCCAGCTGAATAAGCCCCATCTTTTCTTCGATGCGATTGACGAGCTGAACGTCTTTGATATTATAGTCTATAAACTTTTGATGATCTTCTTTATACAGGGTATATAGATTGCCATGTTCTTCGTAAGATAACTTCTTTTCACCGAGAACAACGTGAGCAATGTGATCAAGCTTGTATGATTCTTGTGCGCCATATGAATAACCAAATTTCTTAAATAGTTCGAGATAGTCGGCTTGTTGTATGCCAACAATCTCATAGCCATACTGTGTACGGCCAGTAATTTCTGTATTACGTTCGTTTACCATATTCCATGGTGATAATCTTTTTACGGCTTCAATAGTTCCAATACGTGCGATGCGATTAATAAGGTAAGGAATATCGAAAAAGCGACTGTTCCAACCAGTGACGATGTCCGGCCTGTTAGCGCACCAAAACTTATGGAAGCTAGCCAATAAAGCTTCTTCGGTATCGAACTTACGATATTGTATAAGATCGCCATGCATTTCAATATTACATTTTTCATAATCGTAATCTCCTAAACCCCAAACGTGATATATTGATGACTGACTTGATTTTAAAGCA